TGGCGATTGATCAAATGATGCAGAACGAACAGGCGGCAAAGGAACATTGGCCGGAGATGGTGGCAAATCACCATAAAGCGGCGCTGACCCCGTATTGGTTGCGGCGGGTGACGGGTTGTTGGCAACTTGAACCTTATTCAAAGCATTGCGGAAATTCTGCACATATTGCGGAACAGTAGTGCCCGTAATATCCGCTGCATTACCAGCGGCGGCCATTGGACGACCAGAAAACCAAACAGACGCCGCATCTTCTGGCGAACCATATTTTTTAACCGCATTACCAAAATGATACTGAAACACTGCATCTTGCGCTTTAGGGCTGGAAAGAAATTGTTGCGGCGTTAATGATTGACCAGTGGCCGCCTTTGTCCATGACGGAATATTCGCGCCCATAACCTGATATGCGCCATAAGCACGATCACCACTTTTTGTAGCTGGCCCCATAATATGATAGCGGCCACTGCTTTCAATTTGCTTGATTGCATTAGCGTAATCAGCCATTGATCCAGTTGCTGGTTGCGCTGTTATAGGAGATTGCGGCGCGGGTGATACATCCTTATCGCCGCCAAAGCCCGATGCGCCCCAGTTGTTAGGCTGCGGCATTGGCGCTGCATGATCCTCTGTAGGGGCGGCAAAAGATTGACCAAGATTATTTTGTTGCAAAGGCACATTAGCGGGCTGACCTACACGGCCTTGCAGCATTGGCTTATTCGCAACATCAACGCCATACAGCGCGCCCTTATACGGAAACGTGGACGGACCCTGCCCCGCCAGATACTTCGCACGAGCCAACGCAAACGCCGCATTAAATGCTTGGCGCTCTGGACTTGGAGTTCCACCACTTGCTAGAGCGACCTTAATCGGCTTGATATTGCGGTCGGTGTGCAGGACGTTGCTCATTGATTAGGTTCTCTCTCATCAATAATTGGCCTCAAAGCGGGTTCTGCCGGAGCCTTAACACCAGTTATAGCCGGAACCACGTTGCCAAGCAAATGTTTGACAACCTGTTCGGATTCAGGATGCACAGCGATATTTTGCGCTAGGTCAATCATTTGAATGCGCTGCTTTGCAAGCATTTCCTGCTGATCAACCATATTGTCCATAGCGTCTTTTTTCATCGCAGAACCAAGTTGCGCCACTTTGGTTTTACTGTCCAGCAACTTTGCATCCGCCAACTGCTTTTTGATCTCAAGTTCCTGTTCGGCAATAATCGAAGCATGGTGATCCATAACTTTATCATGGTCTGACTTTTCAGATTGCCCGCCAACCAATCCACCTTGCTGCATTTTCATTGCATCAATTTTAACTTTAGCCTGATCAAGCTGCAACTTCCCATCGGCAAGTTTTGCTTTCGTGTCACTGTCTTGCTTTTTGATCTGCATTTCAGCCATTTGCTTTTGCAATTCAGGCGGTGGTGCACCCTGTGCAGAGGCCGGAATCATAAATTGTTCTGGATTGCTCCAGCCGATCGCCTTAAGCGATGCTGTGTCAATCGCAATCGGATCATACAGCGACGGGTTTTGCGCCTGTATTTGCTTCAGGGCAATGATTTTCATAATGCGCTGTGTCTGGCTGGCTGTGTTGGGGTCAGCCTGTGGCACCAGATCAACCTGCCCAAGCGCACGAGTAAATGTTTCCTGATCCCATTTGCGGGCAGGGCGACGATTCTGCTGCCAGAACGATTCAGGGTTTTCTTTGAAGCAGCGAACAAGCAATTCAAACTCTTCAGCCTGAGCCGCGTGCATCCGCTTATGCACCGAGTTCATGACCTTAGTGGCTTGATCAATCAGCGCTAACGTTGTGCCAACCGGCGCATCAGACCTGCCCTCGCCAACGGCCTGCTCTGACGTGCCGCCAAGGCGCTGACCCGTATCAGCCATGTTTTGCACCAGCGACATAAGTCCTGGACCAACATCCTTGTACGGCAACGGCATAATGGCTTGCTGGATTGGTAGCCCACCTGTTTTAATCAATGCGCCACCGCCTGGAGGAACACGAAAGATGTTGGTGTTTTGCCGAGCGCCTGAATCCGCATAAAGGAATCCAGGGAAATTAGCGTACATGCCAGAATCAAGCATCTCTCGCCAAGCGGCAGTTATGGCGTTGGTTGTGTTGCCGAGAATATGCAGCAAGCCGATGTCATAGAAGCCCATGCCAGGGACAAACGTGTATTTGACGAAGTTCGACCGCGCTACGGGGAGTTCTTTTGTATCCTCATCGTAATTACGCACGATAGACAAGATTTGTCGGCTAGTCGCGTCAATGGTTACGCGGTATGGGATTTCCAAGCCGGATTCTTTGCCCTTGCGCCTATGCTCGAAGCCTTGAATATCCAACTCGCAGTAGCACTCAAAGATTTCGCGGTTGCGGTCATCTGGATTCACCACGTCAAGAATTACGCCCTGCTGCGAGGCTTTTTCACGCTGCGCCGCATCGAAGTTAATCATTTTCGGCGTGGATAATTCCGTATCACGGTAAACGCCAAGAATCTGCATTCGCTTAACAGTCGATGACCGCATTGAAATACGGTGAGTTACGCGGCGAGCGTTTGTCAGGTCTGTGGCTGAATTGTTGACAATGAGGTCGTCTGCATCGACGGATTCTGAGACGGGACGATTGCGTAATGGGCAGAAATATACTTTTTTGAATGAAGTCCCACCAAAGCCCAACATGAATAGCATTCTATCCGTATCGGGGTAGTATTCCTTCGCGGTGCTAGTGAGATAGTGGTTGATGTCGTTTTCGAGATCATTGGCGAGTTGGTCAGAGTCGAGGGTAGCATTGTTATTGTCCTCACGAATCTTTACTGGCCCATCTGTAGGTAGCATTTCGGATCGGGCATTCGCTTGGAACCTGAGCACAGCTTCGAGAAGCAAAGGGTGCCGAACCTTGGACATTCCTTCGACGGGAGCACCATCTGCAACTGATCCCAGTCCTGGGATTTCAATCTTGAGTCCAAGTAGCTTGATTCCAAGTGCTCTATCGTCAATCCATTCTTTACGGCTTTCAAGGTCGTCATTTATTCCCTTAAGCAAATCTTCTGAAATTCGGGACAATTCCCTCTCATCCACTTCATCGACCAGATTGTCAAACCAGTCTTTACGGTTTGGCTTACCAGCGCTTTCCAGTGGGGATCCATCCAGTGACAATGAGATTGATCCGTCGGGAAATTCGATGGTTATAACATTGCCCTTGTCATCGTATGTCTTGCCGTCGGATTCATCTTCGTTTTCGATTGCCACGTCTTCACTGTCGAATGAAGGTGATTCCTCTGATTGCGGCATGAGACGAATGTGAGACGGAACGAGTGGCATAGTTTAATCCTTAAACCGAATACAATGGCGCGGGTTGTGTGGTTGGCCGACGCATTAAATCTTCGTAGCTTTGCTGCACTTCTTCCGCACGTTCCATCATACCCGCTTTTCTCAAGAATCGCAATGCAGAGCTGACAGTGTCTACGAGGTCGTCATGTTTGCCTTTCGGAAACANCATGCACTGAGTTATGACCTGATCAACCCACGTTTTATCCGGCGCGTAAATGAGGCCATCTTCAAACAAGTGCTGGATTGAATACAATCGGGCGATTTTGTCAAGCGACTTGGGATCATCTAGAATAACCTGATAGCCTTTATTGGAATACAGGCGGCGCAACTCTTGCGCTACGGGAATGCCTGCGGCTTTNTTTTCAATCAGGATTGTTTCGGCTTGCATCATTTTCATCGTATTGGCAACTTTTGTCACCAGATCATTAAGCTGCAAACGTTCCTGCCACGCATAGACCATCATAACTTTCGGGTGCGGCTGCTTGTAGGTGCGCTCGATCTTGTAGGCTTTGCCATCNTTTTGAAGNGCATTTGATGCTGTTGCNATCGGGTCTTCAGAGAACACGCCCCAAACAGTCATCGCGCTAAAGTCATTTTCNGTCTTTGTCGTGTANGCCGTATCCAGTGAGGCAATGATGTAGTCAAACGCTGGCAATGCCACATCGTTAGGCCAGAGTTGCCAATGGTCGCGCTTGATAATACCACCATCTTGCGGGCTGGGCTGTTGCTGGAACTGGCCGGAAACAGCGTATGATCCCATGATTTTCTTATCGCGCTCGACAACATGGGCGGGGAATCGTGCAGGAAAGTACAACTCTCCGGCAACAGTGCGCGGATCACTAGCGCCTAGCATTGTTGGTGCGGCGCGTTCTGGATCATATTCCATCGGAATCATAATCCAGTCATAACCTAGTTTTTTATCCATAATAACGCCCGTTAGGTCTTCTTCGTGCAGGCGCTGGGAGATTTGTATAATGGCTGACTTTTCTGGAGAGTTCAGGCGAGTTGGAACGGCTGTTAGGAACGTTTCAATGGTTGACTGACGAATAGCGTCCGATTGTGCGCCGTCGACGCTAAGGCCATCGTCGATGATAACACGATCACCACGAGCGCCAGTCATACCAGTAAGCGCGACGGCTTGGCGGAATCCTCCGGCGGTTGTTTCAAACTTGCNTTTGGCGTTTTGGTCGCCAGTAATTTTAACGCGGTCTCCCCAGCGTTCCTGATACCATTCAGATTGAATTAGGCGGCGGCATTTGACGTTATCGCGAATAGCCAAATCGAGCGAGTGCGAGGCGCAAACGTATTTCGTGTAGGGCATATTGCGCGGACCGAGTTCCCACGCTGGCCACATNACTCCGACGAGCAGGGANTTCATTGCGCCNGGGCANACGTTAATGCAAAGGCGGTTGTAATATTGCTCGTCGTCAATCATCATTTCGTCAGTGATTGCGGTCAGGTGTTCGGCAATCATGTCGATATGCCAGTTGTGGATATATTCGTGCGGCTCAATGGCGTGCCATGCTTGTTTGATGAAATCAGTCAGGCTTTCTTCGCAGTCGGCCTTGTCCAGCGCAAACAGCGATTTGCGGATGTCTACACGTTCATTATTCAGCAGCAGGGTTGCCATTATGCCTCAATCATATTTCATCATAGCAATTAGCATGAGTGCGGCGAGCATGAAGATCATTTTGCCCTCGTTCT